CGGTCATCGTGTCGATACGAGTCACGGCCTTAAGCTCGTCGAGTGTGAGGGTGCGTCCGAGATTCGTCTTCACGTCCGTCAAAGTGACGGACGCACCGGAATCATCGAAAGTCGCAAGCACGCCACGCTGGTAGTCGCGCCACGATTCGGTAGTGCCGTCAGCGCTGGAAAACTCCAATCCCAATCGGCACAATTCCGCGCGCACCGACTCCTTCGGCGGACGCAAATCAAGCACACCGGACGGCTCAGAGGGCGTCACGGCAGTAGTGGTATCAGCGGTAGTGGTTTCAGTGGTCTCATCGGCCATAATCAATCTCCTTAATTCTGTTGGTTTTGTCTTGGCATGAGGGATTCATAGAAGCGCTCCTCGGCAGCATCCAAATCCGAACGCATGGCTTCGGTGGCGAAAAGCCTTCCGATGGCCTTGGCGTCCACGCAATCCGTGTCGATGCCGGTGGTCGGCGTCGCATCGGCCGTTTCACCAGACAGCATGGCCGTCTGGACGGCCGCGTCCGCATCGTTGGTGATCGTGGGCAGTCCCAATGCCGCGCGCGTCATGTTGCGTGCGGCCGTCATCGGATCGTCCTGCACCTCGCCGTCCGTGGAAAGCATTGAGATTTCAGACGCGGTATCTGACAAAGCAGCCTCCAAGCCCTCGTAGGCTGTCGTGTACGCGTTGCGTCCGGTCTGCGGATCGTACGAGCCGGCCGTTTCGCGCGCCTGCATCATGGCCGCGCACGTCTCCGCGACGCTCGTCGTGCCGAGCAGGGCCCGCCATGCGGCGATAGCGTCCATGCCGCACACAAGCCCCAGCTCACCTTCCGCTTCCGCTCTGATGACGAGGTTCCCGCCTTCGAAAACCGTTTGCAAAACATGCCTCCTTATTTGACGAGCCACGCGAACGCGTCGACGTACATGTCGCCCTTGTAGGTGCCGTTTCCGGCGTTGTATCCCATGACCTGCATCGATCCAGCGCCGCCGGTGTTGCACACGTGCATGGAGATCGATCCAAAGTTGAGGTCGGCATTGCACACGCCGTAGTATCTGCCGTATTTCGCCGGCGTCCATGACCACGTGGTCTGCGGGATCGTGAAATCGGCAGGCAGCGTCGCGTTCTGGTAGATGCGCCAATTGGTGCTTTGAAAAGTGTGGCGGTTTGTGATGCCGCCGAGATAGCCGCCGAGGTAGAGATAGCCTGCGCTGATGTCGGACACCATGCCGATTTCGCCGTTCGCGTCGGATGCGGTGCAGTACGCGCGGGCCTTCGCGCCCTGCGAGTGCACGCCGACCTCGCACAAGCTGCCGGAATCACTGCGCACGTTGAGATACGCGCTTGCACCCGATCCGCCGACACCATGCATGGTGAGCCATGAGGAGCTTTTTTTCGACAAGTCGGACTCGTCATAATTCGTGTCGGCGTGCAGATACACTTGTGACGTGACGCCGCTGCCGGTGCCGCCTTTCGCACGAGGCTTCGATTTGAGGCTCATGAAAGCAGCGGGGTCGTTCTTGCTCACGTATCCGCTCCACAAGTCCAATTCGCTCATCAAGCCGACCTGATTCGATTCGATGAGCGACGCGACCGTAGGATAGTTGTAATATGCGATCGAATCCTTGTACGCCAAAAACTCCAATCCGTCACCGGTAAAAGTCTCCGATCCGGTAATCGCGTGCGACTTGTAATCCGGACTGATGCGCACCCTGTGCCCGCTCGTGCGGGTTTGGAAAGTGCCGGTCAGCACATTGCTCTTCCCCTCGCCGTCCAGGTAGACGGTGCGGTTGTGATTGCTGTCCCACATCTGCAAGGCCGTGCTATTGAGCTTCATGCCTGTATTCGCGGCCTCGGAGCTTTGGAAGACGGCGCCCGTGAAGACATAGCCCTTGAATTGGCCTGCCGCCACCTTGTCGGACGTGATAGTGCCAGCCGCGATCTTGACGGCCGTCACGCTGTTTGCCGCCAGCTTGTCAGCGGTGATGGCACCGGTCACGATCTTGGACGCATTGACGGATTTGGCAGCCAATTTGTCCGCATTCACCGCGCCAGCCGCAAGAGCTGCCGTGGTCACCGCGTTAGCCGATATGTCATCCGCCTGAATCTTATGGACATTCAGGAGCGCCACCGTCATATCCTCGGTGACCTTCAGCTTCGCCGTCGTCACGGAATTGGCCGCGATCTTGTCGGACGTGATGGCCAGTGCGACGATATTCCGCGCCTGCACCGAGTTGGCGGCGAGTTTCGTGGCGGTCACCGCGTCAGCCACCAGCTTCTCGGTCGTGACCGAATTAGCCGCCAGCTTGTCCACCGTGATCGCGTTGGCCTTGACCTTCTCGGCGGTCACGGAGTCGGCTGCGAGATGCTTAGCCGCCACCGTCCCAGCAGCCAGAATATTATTGGCCACAAGGTCGAATGGCTCGAAGCGCGTACCATCCCAAGTCAGGACTTCCACCACGCGGTCGGAGAGCGGCACCAGCACGGAGGGGCTGGCGTTCGGCGCGCCCGTCCAGTAGGTGTAGAAGTCAGCCAAGAGGCTCGGTGAGTTGTTTTTCTCGCCTTTCCAGCGAGTCCAATACTTCTGGGTGCGCCACCACATGTCGCCCGGCTTGAGTCCATCATGCGCGGGCTCGTCCGGGCCACGGTAAATCAGATTCTTACCGTCCGCAGTGGTCTGCGCCTTCTTGGCTGCGGCCTGAGCCTGATTCGCCTGAGACGCCGCGTTGGCGGCGGCGGTCGCTGCCCTATTGGCGGTGTCCTGCGCGGTCTTCGCAGCCGTATTGGCCTTGACGGCAGTGTTCGCGGCGTCGGTCGCGGCCTTGTCGGTCACAGCCACCCAAGCCGACCCATTCCACCTTTTCGGCGTGTTCGCGCCATTCGTGGTGTCAATCCACAAGGTCGAAGCCTTGCGCATCGAAGCATCCGGCGCCGTGCCCTGGATGAGCACGTCGGCCTTGCCGTTAGCCACGCCAGCTGCGGCAGCGGCAGCGGTATTGGCCTTCTGCGCGGCATTGGCCGCATCGGTGGCGGACTGAGCCGCACTATCGGCGGTGGCCTTGGCCTGAGTCGCCACGCTCGACGCATTGGCAGCGGTGGTCTTGGCGTTGGCCGCGTCCGTCTTGGCCGAAGCCGCGTCGGACTTGGCGGACTTGGCGGACTCATTGGCGGTGTTAGCCAGCGTCTCCGCATTGCCTGCGGTCTTCTTCGCGCTCTCGGCAGCGGTCTGAGCGGCATTGGCCGCGTCCTTTGCCTCACCGGCAGTCGCGGTAGCACTCTTCGCAGCAGTCTGAGCCGCATTGGCGGTATCCTGAGCCGTCTTGGCCGCGCCATTCGCCGTGTCGGCGGTGCCTTGAGCCGTCTTCGCGGCGGCAGCGGCATTCTCAGCAGCCTTCTTCGCATCGGTGGTCTTCGCGGCGTTATCCGCGATGTCGGACTTCGCCTGAGCGATTTCGTTCGCGTTCTTCTCCACGTCGGCATAGCCCAAGTGGTTCCACGCGGAGCCATCCCAGACAAGCGTCTCAATCACGCGATCCGACAGCGGCACGAGCGCGGAAGGAGAATTATTGGCTTCGCCCTGCCAGTAGGTGTAGAAGTCGGCCAAGAGGCTCGGGCTGTTGTTTTTCTCGCCTTTCCACCTCGTCCAATATTTCTGCGTCTTGAGCCATAGGTCGCCGACGATGAGATTATCCTTCGGCTCGTCGGGGCCACGGAAAGTATGGTTCTTGCTGTGGGCTTCGGCATACGCCTACGCCGCCGACTCCTTCGCCTTCGAAATCTCGCCATTCGCCGTAGTCAGGTCGCTCTTGGTCTGCGCGATGTCCTTCTGCGCCTGCGATAGGTCGGTCTTGGCTTGAGCGAGCGTCTGATTCGCCGCATCAAGATTAGACTTGTTGGACTGGATGTCCTTCTGCGCCTGCGTCAGCTTCGCCGTATTATCCTTCAACGCCGTCTGATTGTCAGCCAAATCCTTTTGAATCTGCTTGACCTCATCAGGCGAGACGGCGGAAGCCACGGTCACAGTGGCAATCGCAGACCAGTCAGACTTATTGCCAGCATGGTCCACGGAGCGCAGCGCATAAGAGTGCTGTGAGCCGCCCGTCAAACCGGTGATGACGTAAGCGCCCTGCCCAGACTGGTTGGCGCTGATGACCTGCATTCCAGCCGCATTGACGCCCTCGCCGACCTCGATATGGTCGAAGTCCGATTCCATCGACGCGCCAGTGGAGGTCTTGCCATCCCAATGGACGGTGACCACGCCCAGCTCGGAGGAGACAATCGGCTTCGATGGGACGGAGCAGGGCGTCGTATCCGACTCCACGGTGGCCACGAAGATGCTCGACCATTCGCCCAGCTTGTCCGAATACGTCGGCACTGCCCTGACGCGCACCTCGATCTGCGTGCCGCAATCCAAGCCGCCGAAACCGAGCTGCGTCTTATCAGTCGTTCCGGCGGAATGCCACGGCGCACCGTCCACATGCTTGCGCCATTCGACGGCATAATTGCTAATCTCAATGGCGGTATCGTTCGTGGCCTCGGTCACGGCGGACCACATGGCGGTGGCCAAGCCGTGTGCGAAACCGTCGCTGCCGATATACGCATCAGTCTGCACCACAAGGCCGAGCGGCGCTTTCGGCACGCGATGGTCATGGTCAGTGGAGACGGTGGTTCCGCTCTCACTGCCAGCCAGCGAGGCTCCGCCGGTGATGCCCTTGATTTTCTTCGCCTGACGCACCGACGCGTCGTACTTGATGTCGTTCAGAGCGATTGAGCAGGATAGGCCCTCATTCTGGCGCATGCTCAAATCGATTTCCTGCACGCGCACCTTTCCCCCGTGAGCCACGGTGGGGGCGGTAATCCAGTCGCCGGTGTGGAAGTCGATGAGCGGCAGATTATCCACATTCGCGGTCACCAAGTCGCGCGTGTACTGGCCACGCACACGAGCCGCATCATCAAGCGTGGACTGCATGAATGCTTGCGCCGTGTCCTTATCAGACACGCCGCCCTGGCTGCTGTAGCTTTCCCACTTGCCCCACGGTGTCGGCGCGGCCGGATTATCCATGCGGAAGAGCAGATTATTGTCACCTTCGACAAGGATGGTGCTGGCCAGATCCGCGATGGACTCCTCGAAGGGGGCCTCGCTAATGTCGCGTGCCAATTGCAGCACGACACTCTTGCTCAGGTCACGGCTCAAGGCGGTGCTATCCGCATTCCAAAGCTTGAGTGTCCTGCCGGACGTGCGCCAGTCGCAGCCGCCACCATTGACAAGAGCACTCAGAATCGTCTGCAAATCAGTGCCGAGGCTGTAATATAAGGTGTATTTTTTCGCCCATGCCGCTCCAGCCGCGTCCTTGGCGGTATCGAAGCCCAAGGTCAGGCCGGTGGCCACGCCACCACGCTGACGGTTTTCGTCAAGCAGGGTCTTGATAATCGTGCCCGGATTAGACGAATAAAATGGCCTTTTGCCCTTGTTGTCACCATCGGCGATGAGGTGCGAAGAATCATTGTTTTCGGCCTTGGACAGCAGCCAGCCAATCGACTGACCGGAATAAGTGATGGTCTTGGTACGGTCATCCGTCTTGCCGGAGCGGCCCGTGATGACGAATCGCGCATTATCCGGCTCCTTGAAGCCATTACCGTCCGACACTTCCACGGCCACTTCCAGGCCATCGGTCAGCTCACGGTCGAACGCCTGCGCGTCACCGGACAGCATCGAATATTCGATGCTGATTGCGCCGTCATCATCGTGGAGCATGGACGCGCTAAAGCTCACCGGCTCCGCAAGAACGCCGATACGCGCGCCGAAAGGCCGGTATGCCACGAGACGAGCATGCAAAGTCTTTGCCATGAATCACTCCCAGGATTGCAAAAACCGGCAGACCACCTTGTCGGTGCCGCCGGTCTGTTTGATTGCGAGGCGATAATCGCCGGAATCGATTGCGGGCCACACTTGCAGTGGTTCGGTGGTCCAGTCGACGCCGGACGTCACATCCGTGCCGCCCGACCATGCGTCGGCATTGGCCGCCGTCCACGCCTTGCGATTGGCCACATCGACGAAGAGGTAAGGTCGTGAGGCGTCGCGTTTGCCGCCCCACATGAGATTCGTGCCACTCACCGGATCTGCGATGGTCATGCCGGTGGCGGCACCGAAGCGCAATACCAGCGTGGTGAGTGGTGCATTGGACAGCCAGCCCCCGGGGATGGTGTCGAAAAGCTGCGAGGGCGAGGCGTTCGGCAATCCAGCCCAGCGCGTCCAATACCCCTTGTCACTGGGCTTATCGACACTACCGGCCAGCAGGAGGCCGCCGGTCGCGTCCAAGGTGCGCTCCTGCCACTGCACGCCACGCCAAAACACGTCAGGCAGTTGAAAAACGGCGGTCATGACGCGCAGGTCACTGAACGGCCTCTCATCATCGTCCGGCTCGCAGGACGTGCACACAACGCGAGTGACCATGCTGCGCGAATAGCCGTCATCCGTTGTCTCCGTTTTGCCGAGCGTGAGCTTCGACGCATACAGGCACATGGCGCGGAAGCGTGCGATCAGCGAATCGGCATCCGCACCCCACGCCGCCACCTTGACTGTCAGCTCCGGAGCATCCAACACCGGAATGGACGAGCCGACGATGAAGCCGTGCCGTCCTGGCACCTGCACGGTGTCAACGATCGGCGACAGCGCCGTGTAGTGCGTCGTGCCGACAAGCACGCGCATCCGCTCGGAATCGAGCGGCTGGCCGTTGAGAGAATAGCTGACCTTCATGCGCGAAACCTCCCAATCACCATTGCGGCATGGCCGCTGTCTGCAACTTCTGCTGCGTGGAAATGCTCGTCGGCGCGATCGCCGGATAGTTGAACGTCTGCGTGATGTTCGTCACGCTCCCACCATTGCCGTAAGCTGCAGCGTTAACGCCACGCGAGGCGTTGGCGACGCCGACGGAATACGAGGCGTCCTGCGAAGGCAGAATGCCAGTCAATCGTCCGGCCGCCTTCTTCACCTTCGACGCGCTCTCGTCAATGCCGACCGCCATGCCCTCGCCGATCATCTCACCGACCTGATCGCGGAACACGCGTGACGGAGAATGGATGCCAAGCCTGCGTTTCACCCAATCCAACGCGTTCGTGGCCGCGTTGACAGCGGCAGTCACGAGCCTGCCTGCCGCGCCTGCGATGCCGGTCGCGATTCCGGTGATGATATTCAGTCCGACGCTACCCCAGTTAACCGATGTGAAACCGCGCATGATCTGGCCGACCATGCCGGGGATGGCGCCGATAAGCCGTGGAACCGACGAAATGAAACCGTTGGCCAGTGCGAAGAGCAGCTGTACGCCAGCCTGCAGGATCTGCGGGAGACGATTGATGATGCCACCGACCAGTTGTCCGATAAGGATCGGAGCCTTGCCTACCAAGTCCGGCATGGCGTTGATGAGGCCCTGCGCCAGTCCGAGGATAAGCTTCAAACCACTGTCGATGATCTGCGGCAGGTTGTTGAGGATGCCTTGCACGAGGTTAAGGACGGCGTTGATTCCGATGGGGATGAGCTGCGGCAACTGGGCCGACAATCCATCCAACAGCGTCGTCAGCACCGTCACCGCCGTGGAAGCGATCTGCGGCAAAGCCTGCACGATGCCCTGCAACAGGTTCGTGACCATCGACAGTCCGGATTGCAGGAACGACGGCAGGCTGGACGTCACCCACGACTGGAACTGGGCGAGCAGTTGCGGCAGGCTCGTCGAGATCCATGTCGTCGCGCTGGTCAGCAGCATCGTTCCGAGCTGCCCCAACGCTCCGAGCACCGGCGGCAGTATCTGCATGACCAGTGCCGGCAGCGTGCTGCCCAATGAGGAGAACAGTTGCGGCAGTGCGGCGGTGATGCCGGTGATGATCTGCGCGATGCGCGGACCCACGTTCTTAATGACAGTGCCGACCGAGTCGACCAACTGCTTGGTCAACCCGTTGATGTCGGCATTGTCCTTGCCAAGCTCCGCCAGCCAGTTCTGCCATGCGGCCTTCATCATGCCGACGGAGCCCTCGATGGTTGTCGCGGCCTCCTTGGCGGTAGTGCCGCTGATGCCCATCTGCTCCTGCATGATGTGGATGGCCTGCACCACGTCGGAAAACTTGTCGATGGACAGGTCGCCCATCTCCCCGTTCGCCTGCTTGACCTTGTTCGCGTCCTGGATCAGACGCTCCATCTCGGATTTCGTGCCGCCGTAGCCGAGCTTTAGATTGTCGAGCATGGCGTAGTTGCCGCGCGCCAGAGACTGGTAGGTCTGTTGGATGGACTCGATGTCGGTGCCCATCTTGTTGGCGTTGTCCGACATGTCGACCATGGCGGTGTTGCCGAGTTCCGCGGCCTTCGCGGTGTCGCCGCCGAGCGAGCTGATCAGCGAGGCGGAAAAGCTCGTGACCTGCGTCATGTACTCGTTGGCGCTCACTCCGGCTGTCCGGTACGCTTCCGCCGCGTATTTCTGCACGGTGCCCGAAGCGTCCTTGAACAGCGTGTCCACGCCGCCGACGGCCTGCTCGTATGTCGCGTATGCGTCGAGAGCGCTCTTGCCGACGCCAGCCAAAGCCGCGACGGCGGTGCCGACGCCAGCCAGTCCGACCGTGGCGACGCCCTTCAACGCGCCGACGGCCTTGCCCGACATGGAACTGATCGCATTCCATGCGGTGTCTGCGCCGCTTTTGAGCTTGGAGCCTATCGCCGACGCGACACTGCCGGCGGCTCCCGGAATCTGCGAAAGCACGCCGCCGACCGCGCCGCCGACGTTGCCGAGATAGCCGCCGATGGCATTGCTGACGTTTTTAAAAGGCGCTGGTATCCTTGCCGCGATGGCCGAGCTCATCGACGAGAACTTCGCAGACAATGGCGCGGTAAGCCGTGACGCGGTGGATTGCATCGCAGTACCGGCAGCGCTCATGCCGTCGCGGGCTTTCGTGGCGATGCCGGAGAACGCCGACGTTGCCACGTTTTTGACCCGTCCGAACGCGCCGGAGACCGGCTGGATTATCGCCGAACCAAGATTCTTGAACGCCGATCCAAGCGAACCACTGCTGGAAGCGAGATTGTCCTGAGCATCCTTGAGCGCCTTCTGCGCATCCTTCAACCGGTTCTCGGACTGCGTCGCCCGGTCGGTCATGGTGGACAGCTTCAGCCGGGCCTGTTCGAGCCTGATGGTCGCGGCCTCGGCCTGCGTGCTGCCCTCACCATGCTTGGCAACGGCATTGGCGACGCTTTCCTCGGCGGCACGCACCTGATTCGCCGCCGCCTTCTGCTGGAGCATGGCCTGACGGTATGCGGCCGTGGACTTCGCCACGTCACGCTCATAGGATTTCAGCACGTCAGCACTGAAATCGTTCGCCGACTGCTTGAAACCGGTTTTGAACGCGCGTCCGAACAGTCCGCCGCTTTTGCCGCCGTTCATGCTCGAATCGAAAGCCTTCGACGCGGCCTTGCCGCTCGCGCCGACCTCCTTGTTGACCACGCTGCGGAAACCCTTCATCGAGGGGAACACGCTGATGTGCGCGGAACCAAGTTCGCTGCCGAACGCCATGCGGCACCTCCACTATTCAGTTATTCAGTCTTCGTAAAGAGTCCGGAAAACCGGGCTCATGCCCTTGGTCTGTTCGCGCAGCCGCTCACGCTCGGCCTTCTCCCTATCCGCCCGCAATCGTTTCGCAAGCGAATCGAAAGGCTTCGGATACTCGTCGCTGCCAAGCGCGTAGACGACCGGTATCTCACCCCACCGGACCGGATAATCCAAGCCGTTGAGCTCCGCGCCCGTGTAGGATGACGGATCGCCGATAATCTGCTCGAGGAGCGCTATCGCGTCGCCGTAGCGGAGCCTGCCGCCAAGATCGGCCTGCAGACTCCACCCATGCGCCGTGAAATCGGCTCGGATCACGCTCCCGTGTTCGGCGAGCTGGCGGGAGAACCATTGGATTTTCCCAGTGAGGCGCCCTGCGAGCGCACCACCGCGTCGCCATAGTCGGACAGAAGATTGAACACGACCTGCACCGGTTCGCCGTTCAGCTGCTCCGCCTGCTTGTCGCCAGCGAAGGCGCTCAGCATGCGCTTGAGCTGTTCGACGCTCTCCGTATCATCGGACGTGTTCGACAATCGGGTGAAATCGTCGATGCTCATCGACAATGGAAGCTTGTACGTGCGTCCGCCGGGCACGAGCGCCCAATACACATCGCCCTTGATGATGTGGCGCACCTTGTAGTTCCGCGCGATGGAGGCGAACGCCTCCTCGTCGTTTTTTTCCGTCCACTGGTCGAAATCCTCGACGGTCGGTTTGAAGTCGGTGGAAGTTGAAGTCATTGTCTTGTCCTATCTGCTTTTCGCCTGCCTGCCGTGGAAAAAGAAGATTCCCGGACCGCGCAGACAGGCGAGATAGGCGGTCCGGGAAGATTTTCGTCCGCCGGTCAGGCGGCATGTGCGGTGACAGTGACCGTCAGATCGGGTGAGGTCACGCCGTCATAGGTGGCGTTGATCCTCGCGCTTCCGGCCTTGACGGCGGTGAGCGTGCCGCCATCGACGGTCGCCACGCCGGCATCCTTGGACTTGAACGTGGCCTGTCCGGTCACGTCCACGGTGGTCTTGTCCACATGTGTGGCGACGGCCTTGAGCGCGAGCTTCGCGCCTTGGACGACCGACGGCTTCGTGTTTCCGTCAGCCGAGGTCACGGCCACCGCCGTCACGCTTTTGGGTCGTACCAGCTTTCGATCCAGCGCGTGTTCGGATGCTCCGCATCCACATACAGCGGGTCCTTCATCCATTCGACGGTGAGCGCGCGACCGGTGACCGAGCCACGCTCCTGCTGGTCCGGTTCGTTGCCGGTGACCTGCATGACGCCGGCACGACGGTGCACACGGCCGGTGTCGAACGTCTCCTCCTCGTACACCATCCACTTCGCATCCTGGATGATGTCGGCCACGTGGTAGACGCCCTGGGCGTCCGGCTCGCCGATGGTGATTTTGCGTGTCAGCGCATTGTTTTCGGCCGGACTGAACGTCTGCGTAAGGCTGGTCGCCAGCGGCAGCTTTTTGTAACCGTCCTGCAAAAACTCAAGCGGGTCGTCGCCGTCGCGCGAATCCTGGTTGCCGCCGTCGGACTTGACGAGTCCGATGCATGCGGTCGACCGATTGTAGGCGGCCGGAAGTTCCGGCGTCGCATTGCTGGATGCGATCATCTCCGGCGTGATCTTGTTTTCGGTGGAGTACGGGACGATCATGATGGCGGCGGTGACGAGCGCCTCCACCTGTCCCAGATCCATGCCCTGACTGTCTTTGGCCATGGCGTTTCCTTTCTTATGATTGTCTGATTCCGGCCGTCGAATATTCGACGGTCATGTAGTAGCGGCACCATGCCGCGTCCTCGCCGACCGGGTACGGGCCGTTGCATCCGTCGGGCACGACGGCGCAGATGCGGCTGCCTTCGGCGAATCCGATGAGGATGCCGGGCTCTCCGGTCAGCACGCCGTACACGCGGGCCGCCAGATCACGGCATGGTTTCGTATCGTTGCGCGTCCATCCGAGCACGTTGACGCCTATCGACCTGTCGAACGTCACGCGGTTGGCGGATTGCGTGCCGCCGTCGTCACGCACGACCACGAGCGGATAGGAACCGTCGTAACCGTCAGGGATACGGTTTCCGACCTGCAGGCCGGGGATGTCCGTGATGTTGGAGCGCAGCCATCCGGTGAGGAATAGTTCGAGGTCGGGTGGGATGACGCTTGCCATCAGACCCTCGCCTTCTTCAGCGCCTTGGCCAGATTGCCGGTCTGCGCCTCCACGAGCAGGGTCTTCTGGTCGTGGCCGACGACCATGACGGTCGTTCGGTGCTCCCTTTTGACCTCCTCGATTCCAAGGCCGTCGCGGTATGCGCCGGTATCGACTGGAGCGGACGCCTTCGCGTAGGCGAGTGCCCTGTTCGCGGCCAGCGTGGTGAGCGCCTTGACTCCGGCGCTATTGAGAATCTCGTCGAAGAATTTCTGGTTGAAGTTGACCGATATCCTGCTTTTCGCCATTTGTTCAGCCCTTTCTTTCCGTCAGACGGCATTCCAAGGTCGGACGCCATCCGGTGAACGCGTTCGCGTCCTTCGAGGGGAATCCGTCGACTTCCCACAAGCGTCCGTCGTCTGGGTCGGCGCGGATCCGGTCGCCGATTTTCACGTCGGCTGTCGGATCCGGGATGGTGAGGTACGCCGTGGATGCTGTCTGCGTGTCAAGCGTGTCCGGCGTGCGGGTGCTGGAACTGGACGAGAGGGCGCCCATGATGACGAGCTCGTCCGGAGGCACGCTCCAGTCCGGCTCGTTCTGCGCCGGATTGTACGGGTTGGCCTTGCGTTTGGCACGCAGTCGCCGCCATTTGGTGGCGCCCGGCATACGCCATCCGCCGCCACCGGCATTCATGTCGTCAAGCAGGCTCATGGCAACCCTCCAATCCTATAGGGCTTGAGCTTGTCCTTCTCCGCCTGCATGAGCGACACCACGTCGAAGCTCGCGCTGGAGCCGTTGGTGGACTGCGAGGTGACGAGCCCGACCGGGCTCATGCCAGCTCGCTTCGCGGCACTGATGAGCACCTGCTGCACGTCCGGCGCGTCATCATAGCCGGCATGGATCGCGTAGCGGATGGCCGCAACGCCGGCCGGGAAGCCACCGGAAAGCGACTCCACAAGACCTGTCTCCGGGTCATAGGCGTAAGCCAGCTTGTTGCCGTCCCTGTCGGTCAATGATTCGATGCTCGTCACATGACGTGCGGGCAGTCGAATCACCATGCCGCCACGCGAGTTGATGACGCCGGACAATGCCGCGTTCGGCATGACATGCCAGCCACACTCGCGGCGGATGGCCGACTGCGCAGCCTTAAGCCTGAAAGCCGCGTCGTCCTCGAAAGCCGAAGGGTCGGCAATCATGTCGGGAATCACATTCACATCACTCATGCCGACCTCCACGCTTACTCTGCAGCCATCAGGCCAGCCGCAATCAGAGAATTGACTAGGGCGTCGAATTCGCTCTTGGTTGGTGTGGCGCCGGCGGCCAAAGCCACATGCGTTGCAGGCTTCACTGCAGCGCTGCCAATATCGGTCGGCTTGCCGTTGGCCCCGACGAAGACCACATCGGCCACGTTGGCATTCGAGTCAAGTTTCGCCGCCGAGGCTGGAATCACTCGAAACTGTCGAGCCATATCACGTCTCCTTACTTAAGAGTCAGCTTGACGAAAGCCTTCGGCTTGCGCACGGCCAAAGCCACACGCTCCTTGGCACGAATGGTCACCAGATCGGAGATGAAGTCGGTGTCATTGGAATTGGTGGCCTCGACCGTCACGCCGCCCTTGCGATAGAAGGTGGCAGCGCCCTTAAAGGAGCCGACGATGGCTGTGCCGGCGTCGACAGCGGGAGTCACCACGGTGTCCAGACCCCAGAGGCGCGGAGTGATGGTCAGCGCGCCGCCATTCACGCCGTAGAACGGTCCACCGCCGATGAAATTGCCATCATTGTCCTTCTTCAATCGAATGGCCTCATAGTCTGTCGGATTGATGACAAGGGCATCCGGCATCATGCCGGTCGTGGTGGAGATCATCGACTGCGCGTGCAGTACGGCAACGTCATTACCGGCGTCGGTAGCGGTGTATGACTGGATTCCTTCACGATTCAGCAGGCCCTTGATGTTCTTGCCGGTGCCGTCGCCGTTGAGCAGCTGCTTCTCCTCGGCGATGCTCAGATCGTAGAGCAGACGTCCATCGATGTCGGACTTCAGGAATTCGAGGTCGGTGACCATGTCGTTGGATTCCTTGATGAATCCAGCGATTGTGGATAATGCGTCGGTGTGCTCTGTCGCGTCGGCGTAATGGATCTGACTGAATTTCTCGCCTTCGCCGACGGTTTCGAAATCGCCTTCCTTTTCGCCTTCCACGTAGTAGATGATGGCCTGTCCGCTTATCGCGCCGACACCGAATAGGTTGGTGATGGTCGGACGGCGGTAAGCCTGGACGAAATTCGGGTCCACGTATGTCAACAGGGAGCCGTACACGCCGGACGGTCCGCCGGTAACCTGCGTGTCAGTGTTGGCCTTGCGGCGCGGAACCCATTCCGGTGCTGCGATTGACGCTCCCGAAACTCCCTTTATCTTCGCCAGCTGTTCGCCGATGTTCTTCACGACGAAATCGCCAAGAGATTCGCCGGATGCGGCTCCGCTCTTCTGTGTGTCCGCCAGATTGTCGGTCAATCCCGCGAAACGCTTATGCACCGCATCCACCGTTTCAATGGAATCCTGCAATTCGTGCGCTTCGGCGTTCAGACCCTTCAGCTTCTCGATGTCGGAAGCGGTGAGATTATCCTCGCCCTTGGCCAGCACCGCTTCGATGGCGGCCTTGGTCTTGGCGAGACGATCATTGAAACTCATTTGGTCTCCTTGTTGTCCTTGCCGCCAGTGACCAGTTCACGGGCGGATTTGATTACATTCAGGCGCTCGGCCTTCTCGGCCTCAGCGTCCTTGCCCTCATCAGGGTCAAGCTTCTTATCGTCCGGCCTCTCGCCGGTCTTGGAATCATCCGCCTTATCCTCGTCGGAAGCGGAATTATCGGAATCGATGCCGTCAAGCACCTCGTTCAGCGAAGCCAAGGCGGCACGCAGCTTCTCCTCGTTGGCGGAGCTGATGGCACGACCCGACTTCACGGCCAGAATCTCGGCCTGCTGGTTAGCGGCCACCGGCACCACGCTGATCTCGAAAAGCTTGATCTGCTGGAATTCGGAATGGCCACCCCACGGGCCGTCGCCCTTTTCCGTGATCCAAGCGGTCTTCGTCGGCACGAAGCCGATGCTCATCTGATGAACCCTGCCATCCTTGAGCAGGTCGTAAGCCTGCTGTGCGGTCGGATTATCCTCGATATCGAGCTGGGCCGAGATGAGCAGGCCCTTCTCGTCCTCGACGGCGCTCAAGGTGCGTCCGATGATGTCGGTCGGCTTGCCGTCCTGATGGTTCCAATGGATCGGGATGCCGGCTCCGCCGTCGTAATCCTTCGCCAAGGTCTCCGCGAAAGCGCCCTTGGCGATCACGTCACCCTGCAGATCCTTGTTGCCGAAAGTGCTGGCGTAGCCGCTGAAAACGCCTTCGCCAGCCGAATCATCCAAGGATTTCACGTTGAATCTGAGCTGTTTGAGATTCACTGTCCTTCTCCGTTCACTGGATTGTTCTGTTGCGCGTTCTGCGTCCTGCCGCCATCCTGCGGGCTGGGCTGACCGCCGGTTGCCACGTTCAGTGGCGTCACCAATTCGTCGCCACCATCAAGCTTCGGATAGTTGAGGATGCGCCGTGCCTCGTTCGTGGTCATGAAACTGCGCCCCGTGGCCGTGCTGAGCGCCTGATACTGCTCGGAGAACGTGCCGCGCAGCTTCGCGTCAACGTTCGCTTCGATGTAGGCGTCAGGCTGGCCGAGCGCATCTGGCAGCAGCAAATTGAGCGACTGTTCGAACGCCACGATGTACGGCATCAACTCCACATTCCACATCTGCTCCTTGAAGGAAGCGATATTGGAATTCGTGCCACTGCGAAAGCCAAGATTCTCCGGCGCGATATGGAATGCGTTGGCCACGTCGATGCGAATCCTGTCCCTCGCGTCGATGTCCTGCATGTCGATCGGCTTGAAGGCGTCCACGGTCTTGATTTCCATGCCGTCGTTGAGCAGCGGCCAGCCACCGGCAAGATTCCCGCCGGACTTGTAATTGCGCATGCCCTGCACGAATTCGTCCTGCGCCTCCTGCGACGGCCACGGCATCTCCTTCGGACGGGAGATGTACGCTGGAATCTGGCCGCCGTTCTTCGCTATCGCACGCCGATATTCGGCCATCTCACGCGCCTCCGCCAAAAGCGGTGCGAGAGTGCCGGACACGGGAGAACCGCCGATGCCGGACGTGCTGTACCCCACATCCAGCAGAATCTGCGGGTCTGGCAGTTTGAAATACTGGCTGCCTTCCGGCTGTCCGGTGCTGATCTGCACGCCGGTGATCTCGTCAAGGGTGTTGCCGGAAAGCGTGAAATTCTGCACCGGAATACGCCGCAGCCACAGTCTGCCGGTCTTCTTGTCGGCATCGAGCAGGCAGAGCCATCGGTCATTGAGCAGGCCATCGCAGAGCAGCGAGTAGAAGAATCGGTAGCGTGTCATGCCAGGGAGAACGCTCGGTTTTGCCATCAATTGCGCCAACGGGCTTGTGGTGTCCTCCACGCGGTCACCGTCAGGCTGGCGAGTGTAGACCTTGAATGGCATGCTGGCGATGTTCCGCGCGATATGGTCGATGACGGTGCGCACCGCCGCCTCTCGCTCGTAGACTCCGGCGCCGAACCAATCGATTGGCAGCTGAGTGACCTGCGAAATGTTGACTGGCGATTCGGAGAACTTCTGGGCCACGGATACCGGGCTTTTCTTGAGCCATCTGGAAAAGAACCCCATGAAACCTCCTCACTGGGTCATACGACTGCGAAATGGGTCACGCTCGGCGCATATTTCGGTGTTTCCGCTTCGACCTGCATGGTCTCAAGCGCATACAATGCCTCACTCTCGGCGATGAGGCCGCTGATCTGCAAAGCACTCTTGCCACGGTCCCATACCTCGACCTCGCCAAGACGGCGGGTCACGGCCACGGAAACCTGCTGTTCGATGGCTGGCTGCGGCAGATGCCGGAGCTTCCCTTCGCGCACTCGGTCGAGGAAACGACCACAACACGCGCCAAGCCGGAATCCCTCGATGAGATGCACATTCCAGCCTTTTTCGGTGAGCGGGTCGGTGAAATCGACAGCCGGACAGCCCTTCGACTGCACGGCAATCTCACAAATCGACGGCCAGCTCTCACGAAGCATGTCAAGATAATGCGGCACCCACAGCATGCCGTCACGACGCGCGATAAGCTCCACATGAGGCAGGCCATCGGCGCGCAGGCCAGCGGCGGCCACATACGTGGTCTGGCGGTCGGCGCTGGTATCGACGGCCAGGACAACGCGATTATCAGCCGGAATGCAGGACGCATTATCTGTGCCATGCGCCCACAGCTTCGGGTTGATGTAGGGCACGATGTCGGCGGTCACCCACTGGCACAGGACCTCTGTGCGGAATGCGGCCTCGGTCATGCCATCAATATCGCTTCGGACACTGGCCACGGTCATAGGGCCATAACCGAGCGACGGGTTAGCCTGGCGGATAGCGTCGGCATCATCCACCGGGCACTTATCAGGCGCGGACCATTCGAAATAGCCGAATGAGCCGTCCTGCTCGCCATTGGCGAAAGCCTCGGCGGCATCCACACCATCGGCCACACACTGCTTCCAAGTGTCCACGAGCTTCCGGCCCTTGTCCACCTGCTTACGCAAGGCCACAGACCGATAATCGCCAGCATTGCTGATGCCCCACAATTGCGAACTCCACACGGCCTTCGTGGTCTGAGAGACGGCATTCCAGCCATCATCATTATGCTGCTCGCGCAGCTCGTCGAAAATCACACGGGCCGCGCTCTTCGCACGAATGTTCTTATCGGCACGGACAATGTATTTCGCCTTCGACTTCAGCACGATGGCTTCCTCGCCGTTGGTGTTCACGAATTTCTGCGTCATGCCCGCAAGCTCGGGCACCACCAGATCGGACTCCTCATCAGTCTCAGGACGCGGATTACACCACTCCTTGACTTGGGAATATGGGCCTTTGGCATTATCCAAGGTCTGCGCGGCACCAACCACCAGAAATTTCACGGGCGGCACCCTATCCGGGTGCTTATTCGAGTCCACAAACAGCCACCATGCGGCAAGCACACCCATCAGCGTGGTCTTGCCATTCTGACGGGCCACAAGCACAATCACCTTGCGGAAGCGATAGCTGCCATCCTCAAGCAATTCCAGCGCATGGACCAGCAGCCAGCACTGCCAAGGATAAAGATGCACATGAAGCATAATCTCCGCGAAGGCAATCACCGCGAAACCATTGCTGGTGGTCTTATCAAGCTCTCTAAGCGGCGGCGTGAAGATCCGCGGCAACGTAACACCATGCAGGTCATCATCGATGGCACCGAAAACACTCAAATCTTCCGACGCCATCGAACGCCTCCTAGCCGAAACGCTTCATGAAATCTTCCATCTGCACAACCTTGTCGCTCTTACGCGCCTCCGGCTTCGATTCAACCTTCGGCTTCGCGGGACGACCAACCTTAGCCGGAGCATCCACCGTCAAACCAAGCGACTGACAATATTTGAGGAACGTCGGCAGCGAAACGTTGTCGAGCTTGCCGTTCTCATCGACAAAACCGGAGAACGTCAGATAATCGATACGCTCAGCCAACACGCGAGCCGCAGCGACAACAGCAGAATTCACAGCCTTGAGGTCAGCGTTCTTCAACGAACGCTCCAACGCCTCCGCCACATTCCGACTCGGAAACTTCGCACTCATCGAAAACACCCCCTAATCTGCCATCGCGCGCGACCCGCCAACAATTTCACTCGTCGGGGAGAGGAAGACCAACCACGCGGGACGTCTTGCGTTCTTGCGTTGGTTTTACGATTTCACCGCCCCTACCCCGTTTGGGTCGGTTTCGAATGCTGTTTGGAATGCGTTGATTGCGTTTTTGAAGCGTTTGATGAGTTCGTTTGTGCTTGGTGGCATCAGCTTGGCGATGGCACGCTCGGAGTCGATGACCTCGTAGCGGTATGTTCTGTTGACGTGCACTGGAATGTTGACCGTGAAGCTGCTGATTGGGAATGTCTTGTCGTTAATTTCTGCGGTGAGTGTTAGGTTGACTGGCTGTTGCATTGCTGTCTCCTTGCTCATGCTGTCTTAATCCATTGCCTGCTTAGTGTTCCGATTGGTGCTGGTGGGTCTTGGTTGCCTCTCAAGCGGTTGCAGCTGGTGTGTGATGGTTTGAAGCCTGCTGGGTCGAATTGAAGTTCCGGGTGCTTGCTGACTGGGAACATGTGATCTAGGTTGAATGAGTCATCTGTGGTGTTCTTGACTGCGTTGTAGTCGATTGGCATGCCACACAACCAGCAGACCGCATGCTGTGCCTTGCATTGGTTGAAGAATGCGGCCTTGTCTTTTTCGAATTGGCGGCTTGTCTTGCGCGTTCTTCCTGACATTGATTCACCGCCTTTGGTGCTTCGGGTGGGAGTCGAACCCACGTCGATGAGGGGCACTGTCTCTTATCACGGGCATTCAAAGAATCATGGAAGCCATGGCCGGTAAGGTATCCGTCCTCTGGTATCTGTGCTATCCCTCGTGCTCTGCCACTGAGCTACCGAAGCTTGATATGAATAATGGTCCAACCCTTTCAGGCTGAACCATTTTACTACTGTACGACAGTATAGCATTTTAATTGTGACAGTCAAGCATGGCGGTTATTTCTCCGAGGTTGAACACGTATTCTCCTTTGTGTTTTGTCGGCGTGGCGTGGAGTTTGCCTCTGGTGAGCCATTGGCGGATCTGGTCGCTTGTGCAGTGGATGTCCATTTTGGAGAGGTATCTTGCGACTTCGACTGGTTTTCCGGTGTATTCGAGTTGCCAGAGTTTGTTGTCGCGGGTGGCTTTGATGGCTTGGACTCCGCCTTGCCATTTGCAGTGCGGGCATGTCCATTCGTCGGCCTGTGGCGTGCTGGTGGCTTGGTGGCCGCATTGTGGGCATGTGCCGATGATGACCATTGCCTCTTCTGGGGTCAAGGCCGTCTCGTTGCGTCGGCTGATGTGTTCCAGGGCTGCGTAATCGTCTGCTGCGGTGCTCATGCTGAGGATGGTGTGTTTGTTGGCCGTGATCTTCTTCCATGCCTTGTCCCACGGGAAATTGCTGTAGCGTGCGTTGATTTTGCCTGCTTGTTCGGCGAGCCACGCTTCGGAATCGGTGATGAGGGCTTGCGCTCTCGTGTCGATGGGTATTGGCGCGTTGCCTTTGTTTGGCGCGTGGCCCGTGGGTCCGATGTGGGCCTGTTTGAGCATGATGCTTCGCAGGGCGGGCAGTTGGACGTGTCCGAGTTGGCGGATGAGCTGCCAGTAGTTTTCTCGGCAGCTGGCGCAGAGCAGATTCGCGGACACCGGCTTCATGGGCTTCCGGCAGTGCTTGCAATCGGTCAAAGTCGTGTCTCCTTGTCGTGCTGGCGGATGAGTGCGGCGATTGCGGCTTTCGGGACTTGCGGCACGAGCGGCGCGATCTCGTCAAGCGCGTAACCGGCCTGATGCCACTTGATGATCATGTCTTCGAGTATTTTCTTCATTTGACTACTCCTTGTATGGGTTTTCTGTGGTGTGTGGCGGGAAATCGCATTCCTGGTCCTTCCATCCGGCCGCGTAGCCTTCGCTCCATGCCTTGCGGCGTTCGTGTCTCAACCATTCCAGGCTGTACATTGTTTCCGATTCCAAGCTGCACATGGTTACCTGTTCGTCGTGTTTCATGATTTCTCCTTGTTGAGTCTGTCGGCTAATTCGCAGGCCTTTTCGTCTGCCTGTGCTGTTTCTTCGTCGCGTCCTAGCGCTTCGAGCACGTGAGAGCATTTCCACGTGTGCTTGTGTGGTTTCGAGGGTGGTATGCCGCTCATGTTGGCTCTGCGTTGGCACCAGCCTTTCCATTGGCGGCACCAGTCGTTGACGGTGCGTGTCTCGCCGTAGTGGCGAGCGGCGAAGGCATTCCACGCGTCCGACAGGTCGAGATTCGGGTAATCGCGGATTATGGCGGCATTGGCGTGGGCTTTCTCCCTGACCAGCTCGAAGTCGTTCAGCCCGATTTCTTTGGATGAAGAAGAAGAATATTCTTCTTCATCTTTCTTTTGGGTTCTGGTGTTCTGGTGTTCTGGTGTTTGTCCCGATTCTGTTTCGATTCTGCCGGCAGTCTGCGCACTTTCTGCCGGCAGACTGCCAGCAGAATACCGGTCATGCTCACGCTTGCGCTTGGCCATCACCTGCTGACGGCTCCGATTATGCTCAAGGTAATCGTGGATGACATAGCCGCCATCCACGGCCTCGATCAATCCGACCTGCTGCAAAGCGTCAAGCTCCTGTGTGGTGATGTCGAGCACGAATTCCGCCGTGTCCGAGTCCACATAACCGTCCGTGAGGTTGTCGCCGCAGTAGGAAAGCATGATGACGAAGGCGCTGATGGCCGATGGCATGGTACGGCGTAAACGGCGTACCTTCCGGTTGAGATAGAAGCCATTGGCCAATTGCACGTATCCGCGCCTTGCCATCAATCCTCCCCTCTTGTGATTCCGTTGTATGCCATCCAGATGGCCTCCTGCCGTGGCGTGGTGCAGGGCAGATCGGTGTAGTTGGTGTTCGCCCATCCGCTTCCCACGTGTGGTTTCGCCATCGCATCCAAGGCTTCGGCGATCTCCACCAAGTCCGGTGGCGGGTCAAGCGTCACCATGACAAACCCATCATTACGGCTTGCTTCGCGTCCACCAGCCGATACCCGCAGTAAGGGCAGGTGACGTAATAGCTGCCCACCGTCTCGCCGCAGTGGGCGCACTCGACATATCGGATCGTCTTGCTCATTCGTTTACCGCCTTCCGTGCGATTTCGAGCATTTCCTCGGCCTGTCTGATATATTCCTCATGGAAGCCGGGAATCTCACCGGCGTAATCCCATGCATCGTCTTCGTCCTTCGCCACATAGTCGCTTTCGATGCCATCCCACTTCTTGCAGCAGCCCAATAGCTCACGCGATTCTTCAACCTCTTCTCGACCAGCTTGGACAGCATGGCGGTGGTTTCAGCCCTGCTCATTTCTTCCTCCTGAAGTACTTGTATTCATCGTGATGGAACAGGAACAGGTGAAGTCTCCACACCTTGACTGCCAACAGGCCCTTGAGTGTGATCGCATACCCGCCATGGACACGCTTCATGAGCTTCCTGTCGGCCAATGATTCAAGTATTCGGGGAAGCTCTTGGTTCCTTCGTTGTTGCCAGATGTAGTTCATCCCCTCAGCGATATACAGGCAACACATGTCCTTGTCGTATTGGCTAATCATCATTAGCCTCCCTCTCAAGGATGTAGACGTTCGTCGCTGTGACGGCGTTATCACGCAATTCCGTTGTCGGCATGGTATCCACCCGCAGAATCTGCCAACCCTCGTTCAGCAATCAAACACACCCATATTCATCAAGGTGCGCTCATCGCCGTAATCACTCCAAAAAAGTGGGCAAACCTTGTACCGTTTATTCATTTCGCGTCCTCCTTCATGAAGACAATCCAGTGTGTTCCCGTGCGGTTCGGCTGCTTGTTGCCGAAGAGTGGCTTGTGCGCTGTGAGCTTGAGAATCTGCGAGACGGGTATCTGCTTCATTCCACTTGAAAATCAATGTCCCGTAAGGCTTCAAGACGCGGAAACACTCGTCGAACATGGTCTTGAGGTCAGTCCTCCATGTCTCTTGGTCGAGGCATCCGTACTTCCGCACCATGTAGCTCGTATCGCCCGCATTGCGCAGGTGGGGCGGGTCGAGCACGACCATGCGGAACGTCTCATCGGGGAACGGCAGGTCGCGATAGTCCATCAGCATGTCCGGCCTGACATCGAACCTACGCCCATCGCACAATTCCCAGCTTTCATCCCGCACATCACCAAAAAGCACTCGATCATCCGACTTGTCGAACCAGAACATTCGGCCGCCGCATGCGGGGTCAAGAACAGGCTGATACGCGCTCATTTCGCGTCCTCGCTTTGATTCGGCACCTCTGAAGGCATGGAACCGCTGTAGCCGAGCATGGAACGGCAAAGCTCTAGAATTTCATGGAATGCGTTAACTTGGCCGTCATAGAAGTCTCGGTCGCTCTTTCTGCGAACGTCGAATCTGGAAAGTGCGGCTTCATGACAGCGACTTTTCGCCCAGTCGATGATCTCGTTGAGCGTCTTGTCTTTTTCGGTCACGTTCGTAGCCATGATTAGTGTTCCTCTTCTTCGATTCGGATTGTGATTCGGTACCAGCCTTTTCGGGTGCTTGGCTCTCCGCCGCGGTAGTCGGGGCCGATGATGTGTTTTGAGTCATCGTCGGGCCAGAAGCCGGTATCGGTGAGCGCGTCAAGGATGGCTTTGACCATGGGTGCCGCGTTTTCCGGGTCGAAGCGTCCGTGGGTCAATGGGTGGATGATGGCTGTCACGTGCACCGGCCATTTGGTGGGCGGCTTGAGTTTGCCGCTGTTGATGAGACTGCGGTAGGTGAGGTAGGCGCATCTTTTCACGACGCTGGTGCGCCGGTATTTCGCCCGCCAGTCTCCACGCTTGTTCTGGGTCCACCAGTAGGCCTTCTGCACGTCGATGGTGGTTTCCTGCGTCATTCGTCCTCCAAAATCCAAATGTCGGCATCGCCAATGTCCGCGTAATGGTCTTCGCTTTCGGCCTCACATTCGGGGCATGGTATGGTGCGCGCCGGATACAGCGCGCACCCATGTTTTGGACATACCGGCAGCACGTCCGGCGGCTCAATCCACTCACGCATCATCAGAAGTCAGGCTCTCCAGCCGGAGCGCCCCACGGATCATCGGCCGGAGCCTGCGACTGCTGCTGGGGCTGCTGATCCCTAGCGCCACCGGCGAAACCACCCGCATTATTGCCCTGGAAGCCACCACCGTTGCCATGCTGCTGACGCTGCACCTGAGCCGTCGCATATTTGAGCGATGGGCCGATCTCGTCCACGGTCATTTCGATGACGGTACGGTTGGAACCGTCCTGCGCCTGATAGGAACGCTGCTGCAACCGGCCTTGAGCGATCACGCGCATGCCCTTGCTCAGGCTCTGCGCGCAATGAGTGGCAAGGTCACGCCAGGCGGAACAGCGCAGGAACAGCGCGTCCCCGTCAACCCACTGGTTCGACTGCTTGTCGAACACTCTCGGCGTGGCCGCGATGCTGAAATTCGCCACCGTGGAACCATTACGGGTCGTGCGCATCTCAGGATCTGCGGTGAGGTTGCCCACCACGGTGATTACGGTTTCTCCGGCCATCACTCATCCTTTGCTTCCGAATCGGCCTCAGTGTCGGTGTCCATGACCTCGGCGGTCACGTCATCAGTCGAATCGGTGATTACCGGCTGGAACACGTCGCTGTAATCCGGTGTGGTCTCGTCCACGCTCGCGGCCTTCTTCGCCTCGATGTTGACCGGCAGATATTTGAAACTGCGGCGGATGATGGTCTTCTTCGCCATCTCCACGAAGTTCTTCAGCCACGGGCCGGTGATCTGACGGCTGCGATTACGTGGCGCGTACTTCTCGCGGTATTCGAGCAGGTCGCGTTTCGACATGTAGTCGGCGTATCTTCCGCCATTCGGCAGCTGGACGGAGAGGTACACGAATTTCAGCTTGTCCTCGCTGTGGTCGGCGTCCACGTTCACCTCGTCCGGGCATTCGATGGTCGGCACGCCATTTTCGTCAAGCTTGAGCTTGATGTTGTCATCCTCGTAGACGGCTCGCGGCTGCGCGTAGATTCCACTGTTCTCCAACAGTTTCAGCATGCCCTTGTAGCCGATGACGAAGGTGGCCTGCTTCTCCCCCGTGGCATAGTTCTTGTTGCCATAGGGCAGGATGTACGCCTGTCCCAATCCATCCACGTCGGATGGGCGCAAGCCAAGTGCCGCGCACTGCATGAAGCAGGAAAGGACGCTGACCGGCGTGCAGTCGGCCAAGGCGGGTGTGCGGTTGATGCTGCTGATGCACATCTGCAACAGCGCCTCGCTGTCGAGGTTGCCGCCGATGACGCGTGCGATCTGCGGCCATGAATGCTCCACAAGCTGCTTGAGCTTGCCCTTCGGATTGAGTGGCTGTAACTGCTGCCCTTGCGCCTGCTGTGCGATTGCTCCCATTTTTATTGCTCCTTTTCTTCGATGGTTTTGAGCGCGAATTTGCGGTAGGTGGTGGCTTTGACGGTGTATTCCTTGCGGGTCATCGGCTTGTAGGTGGCTTGCAAATTCCCGCACTTGATGCCGGTGTGCGAGCCGATGCGCAGAATGATCTGCTCCTGCAATTCCTTCTGAGCGGACTTCATGTCATTCAGCATTCCGGTGGCGCTCTCGTATCTTGCGAGCAGGTCGTACAGGTCGTCGTCGTCGCTTTCGTCCACAATGTCCGGCGTGGGTTCCGGGAATGCCTTCTGCACGTCGCCGCCGGTCAATTGCGGCGGCGTGTTGGTTGTGACGAAATGCCAGAAGTCGGCTGCGGCCTTGTCGATCGCGGCCATGTCCTCCGCGTCGGCCTGGAATGGTATTTCTACCGGCTCGTCATCCCCGATGGCGGCGTAAACGTAGCCCCATGTCCATCCCGTGACCCAGCAGTAGAATTCGACTTGAGCGAGATAGTAAGGCGGAATACGGAGATTTCCGTCCTCGTCATGCCAGTCCCCCGCTCGACGATTACCCGCCGTCTTGATCTCGAGAATTCCAAAGCTACCATCCTCCCTCTGCAGGATGCCGTCAAGCGAAGCACGAAGATAGGGCTTCTCGCGGCTGATGAATTGCTTGTCGGTGCCGTCCGTGACGAGCATTTCTGGATGCTGCGCGCGGAATCGCTTCCTTAATTCGTTTTCCAGGGCGTTGCCCTTGACCACCGCCCACTTGTCCGAAATGTCCTCCGGTTCCACGCGACCGGTCTTCTCAAGCCACAAATCGTAAGGCGTTTTGAAAGCGTTAAGGCCGAGGATAGTGCTCATATCGCTTCCGCCCACGCCGGCCTTCCTGCTTTTCAGCCACGCGAGATGCCGTTCCGTTTTCTTGCACTGTCGGAACCGTTCCAACGTGTAGCGTTCCGTGTCCTTGAGTGGGATACGTTTCATTCCTTCGCCACCTTCATTTCCTGGACTTCACCGTTAAAAAAATCGATGATGAGATTGCAGATGGCAGGTGCCGACGTTTTGAGCGCGGTTTTTTCCTCTTCGTTTTCGGGTTTGACGGTGAAAACGCCATCCTTGCTGTTGAAATTGAGTCTCATTTCGCCGCGTCCTTGCTGTAGTTGGCTTTAATGTCCATGAGTTCGCCGGTGAGCAGTTTCGTGGCGAACTGATAGACGACCTTGTCGTTGGCTTGGAATGCGGTGCGCTGCAAGGCTGATACGGCGTCGAAGATGCCGACCAAGGCGTTTGCGATGATGGTGCGCGGCTCTTCCGGCTTGGCTTCCTGCTGTTCCTGGACTGTGGTGGTCATGATGGGCTCCTTCTGTTCGATGGTTTGGTTGGTGATGCGGTAGCGGCCTGTCTCCGGGTCTTTGCTGATGCGGCCTTCCTTCGCGAGGGCGAGCATGTGGTTGGCTACCGTGCTTTTGCTCTTGTGCATTGCGTCCGCGATTTTCTGGATGGTCAGCACGTGGCCCGAATCGCAGAAACTGGCGATGGTGTCGTAGACTGCCTGACGCATTTCCGGATTGCGGTTCGTGTTGGTGGACTCCAATTTCACCGGTTCCGGCTTCGGCTTCGGCTTGGGAACGCTGATGGCCTGATAGTCGGCCAGCGTGTCCTCATGCGGCTTTGGTGGCAGGTCCTGCGTGAGGAGTCCGGCCTTGCGTAACGCACGCATTTCGCCGATCTGGAGTCCGGCTTCTCCTGACTCGGCATAAATGCTTTTCAGTTCGGCGAGCTCGTCGCCCGTGTATTCGTGTTTCAACGTTCCTTTCCTTAAGTTTTCGATGAGCGCGTGGTTGTCGCTGATGAACTTGTCCACGTCGATTCCTTGCTGCGTGAGGGGCGGATTGTTGTCGCCGAAGCGTGCTTTCCCATCGCTTTTGACATCTGGACTGCTTTGGACCCGTGTCGCTGGAATGAACGTGCCGTTTTTCATCTCGCCACCGTCCTTCGGTATTCGTGCGCCAGAGCCCACCGTTCAGCGATTTGACGCTGGTAGCGGACTTTTCGCCTGTCCTGATGGCCTTCGGGCGGTTCCACGCCGATCTTCAAATATGGCGGGCCTTTGCCGTTAGACCGCCAGTTGGCTAGCGTGCGTGGACTCATGCCGAGCATGACGGCCAATTCGGCTGGCGTGAGCAGATCGGTCATGGCCTGCCGTCCCGAATGTCGCCCATCGGGTCGATATGGAGGCCGGTGAGCATTTCCGGGGTGTCGCTGTAGCCTCCGCGTTCGATGTGCCTTTTGAGCGCCTTGTCGATGGCCTGACATGCGATTCGGGCGACAAACGCGGTGGCCTCGCCCATGTTGCCGGCCAGGGTGACGCCGATCAGACCGCCTTTGAATGCTTCCACCGGCATGTCGAGTTTGCAGATGAATGCGGGGTCGGATTCCTGGTTGTCGGGGTCGACGTCGACGCAGAGCACCCACGTTGCCGACTGATGAGGTTTGTTTTCGTTCATGGTGTGTTTTCCTTTGCTTGTTGACATTGCGTGCCCCGTCCTGACGAGTGGATGGGGCTGAGTGGCTGGCACTGGTGTCGAACCAGTGCCGTCCTTGGATTCCGAGCGCCCCTTTGACTGTTGGAACGCGACCTGAACGTGTTCGCGGCCGGTGGCGTGGCCGACGGTGACTGAAAGCCGTCAGGCGGACTTGAAAGGGTTTGCAGGCGCCGGAGTGCCTGCGTTTTTGATAGAGAGAGAAGAGATTGGAATCCTTGGGCGGGCGAACCGTCGTCCAGCCAATGCGCCGACAGTGCATGTACGGCAGAGAGATGGTCGGCGCGTGGATAATATCGATATTCAGTTATGGCCCGCCAGCGACGGCTTGAACGTGGATGTCCATGGAACGTCCCGTTTTGTTGTTTTGTTTCATGGACGTCGCTGGTGGGAAGTCTTTTAGTCGCGTGGCGCGAATCTGACGATCAGCCACAATGCGGTGGCGATGTACACGCCTTCCACCATGAGCGCGGCGGTGGTGTCACCGTCATGCCAGGTGAGCATGAGTGTGGATGTGACGATGAGGGCGACCACCGCGAGGGCGAATTTGATGCGGCGGCGCGTGTAGTTCGGCTTCCGCCGGGGTTCGATATTGTTGTCCATGATGTCTTCTTGTCTTCTTGAAGGGAGGTGATTTTGGATGAAAACGGAGTATCGGATGGTCACGTTCCACGTCGCCAGTTCACAGCTTTTTCCTGCCGAGGTCGGCGCCGTAAGGAGCCTTACCCTTGATTTCCTTGGCTCGGCGCCTGAACTGGCCGAGCAGATGGACGGTTGGGAGCCGGTCAGCTTCCAACTCCTCCCGCAGGGTGAGACGACCTACATTGCCGTGATGTTGAAGCAGTCGCTCAATCTTTCCGACTGTTGATCACGTTCCGGGCCTGCGTGCGGAACAGTTCGCCGATTCTGTCAAGTTCCTCGGCGGTGAGTTCCGCACGCGAGCCGTTTACCGTCAGAGCGAAACTGCCATCGAGGTACTGGCTCAGCCTGATGATCGTCTTGTCTACTTTCTTGCTGATTTCGAATGTGCTGGCGAGGATGCTGGTCACTTGGATGCCGCTGGTTGCGAATCCCGCCTGTTCGTGAATGGTGATCGTGTCAGTCATCGTCACCATCTCCCGTTTTTACTCGTTTGAATGGGAATGCTTCAGGCGGGAGTGTGGCGCAGACGAGCGGCCACTTCGCATATGTGAAGCCATTATTCCAAAAACAGTCGGCCGAGACCGCGCTCCAATCGTCATCGGAGTCCTTGTAAAACAGTCGGCCATCATTGGCCGCGAGGTAATAGCCCTTCTCCTGTGGCTCTTCGGGTAGCGGCTTTTCCTGTTCAGCTGGCTTGTCGAGTTCCTTGAGCTGGCCGAGCAGATGGTTGGTCTTCTCTTCGTCGTGTTCCCTGTATGCTTCGATGAGGTCTTCGATGATTTTTTCTCGCTGTTGGAAGATGTTCATTTCTTGTCCTTCTTCTGGTTGAGTTCCTTGAGTGTTCGTCCGATTTCGCGGCGGAGGTTCATGAGGTCGGTTTTGTTGAGCATGTGTTCCTGGTATCCGTCTGCCATGTCGAATCTGAGTCCGATGAGGCAGCTGTGGTCGCTGCTGTGCGTGCCGTCCTCGATGATTCGCAGTTCGAATGATTGGCTCATCGCATGTTCCCTAGGGCGTCGTTGAGGCTGTAGGCGAAGTTGTCGAGGGTGCTTTCGGGGATGTCCGCAAGGACTTCCTCGCCGTCCGCGTGGAGTTCGATGAGTTGGCCGCTCTTGTCTTCCTGGATGCGGATGGCGTAGCCTGTGGTGCCGATGAGTTCGATTCTTGGTTTCATGGTTTTCCTCGATTCCGGTGGTGCCGGCGGGTTAAGCAACTGGCTCATGCCGTCTTCTCCTGTTTCTGTCGTTGGGCTTCGAGGCTGGCCGATTTGATGATGTCTTCGACCGTGATGCCAAGCGCTTTTGCGATGTCGGTCAGGTCGTTTGTGTTGAACGGGAGCTTCATGGCGAAGCGGTCGTATAAGAATTTGCGGTCACGTCCGATTCGTTTGGCGAGTTCCGGTGTGGCGACTCCGGCTCTTGCGGTTTCGGCGCGCACCGCTCGAATCAGTCTGACCGACGTCTCGGAAAGGTCTGTGTTTTTCTTCATGCTTCACATCGTACCGTATCCGGTACGTTTCTGCAACCGGATACGGTACGCGTGTTGCGAAAGTACCGAAAAACGGTACAATGTAAGTATGAGCAAATATGATTCAGACTTCACTCGACGAGTCACAGAGACAATCGAGCAGAAGCGACGCGACAGAAGAATGACAATAGACGAGCTCTGCAAGAAGACAGGCATAGGGCGCAACTCCTACTACGCGAAACAGCGCGGAGAACGCTGCTTCAACACCGAGGAAATCGACGCCATCGCCAAGGCCCTCGACTGCGACGCGCTCCTCCTACTCCAAGAGGCCGCTCACGAGCCGACCGACGAGGAAACCGTCATCAAGGCCACACTGCAGAAGCTGCAGGAGAACCCGATGCTCCTCGCGGCATACATGTCCAAGGAAAAGGAGAAGGACGAGGCGATCAATGGAGAGGCGGGACCCGATTACGACGAGCCAGCCTGACCTGCCGATCGACCGGCGCATGACATACGGGGCCATGCGCCGCGCGATTGTCGGACTGCCGGTCACCGTGTCCAGCGCCATACTGCCGGACGGATTATGGGGCTGCTACGACGACGAAAACCGCGTCATCCTCATCGATCGTCGACTCACGTATACGGCCAAACGCTGCACCCTCGTACATGAATTGCTGCACTGGCAGCATGGCGACACCGGTTGTTCGAACGATTGTTCGAAGCAGGAGCGACGGGCGCGAACGCAGACCGCCCTCACGCTCGTCGATCCTGCCGAACTTGCATTGCTCGAACACATGTACGACGATGACCTATGGTCGATAGCAGACGAGCTGAACGTGACCATGCAGGTGCTTGCGGACTACCAAGCCACGCTCAACGCCTCACCTAACGGACGAATCACCTTTAGCGATACCAAAGAAAGGGTTTTCAATGCGTAAAAAAATCATTGCCATCACAGCTGCGACGCTTCTCCTGGCGACGGTCTGTGGATGCGGAAGCCAGCAGGAGCCGGATTCAGCGACGGCCAAGACGCCGGACGTCAGCACGCAGCAGTCGAAGCCACAACAACAGGAAGACGAGAAGACGGCGCAGAGCTTTGTGGACGAGTTCAACGCGAACTCATCGACGCAGATAACCGACGTCGAGAAATTCACGCCGAGCGATTCGACCGGCCCATATTACCGGACGGAGTATCGCACCGGCGCTTTCTCCACCGCAGACGCTCTCCACGGAAGACTCGGCCAATCGTCAGTGGACGTGCTGGTCTACGGGGCAGTGCTCGGATACGGGAAAAACGACATGGTTCGCGTCTACGTCGATGGGCCACATGATGAAATCAGCAGCGTATTCCCCATCATGGCGAAGATTCTTGATCCGTCGATTTCCGATCAGGACATCCAAAGTCAGATGACGAAGGAGTATCCGTCCAATGATCTGCTTTACGCTGATACGCATGAGTTGATCGAGAGCGCTTATGTCGATGGCGATCATGCGTTTCTCGACGCGAAAATCAGCTAGCGGTTTATAAGTCTTTATAAGTCTTTATAAAGCTTATATTTGCTTCAGGCGCTCGAATACCTGTGCCGTCTGTGCGGCATCGTCGGCGGCTCTATGACGCTCCGTCTTGGCGATGCCGAAATAGCGGATGAGGTCGAGCAGCCTATGGCGGCCAAGCTGCGGCAAGAGTGTCTGAGAGATTTCCAGAGTGTCGTAGAAGCTGACGTCCGGCATGCCGACGCCCGCTCTTTCGGCTTCGCGGGCGATGACCGGCAGGTCGAAGCGGCGAATATTATGCCCTATCCACGTATCACGCCCACAGAAAGCGTAGAATTTGGGCAATGCCTTGTCGATGGTGGGCTGGTGCCGCACGTCCCGGTCGGTGATGCCGGTGATCTGCGTGACCTTGGCCGGTATCGGAATCTGTGGATTGACGAGCTGGCTGTATGACGCGACTTTGCGTCCGTGCCTGATTCTCACGGCTCCCAGCTCGATGATTCGAGCGTCACGACCTAGGCCGGTGGTCTCAATATCCACAGCCACGTAATCGTCCTCCACGCCACTATTCGCGTTGACGTGGGTGATTGGTGCCGTTTCCGCCGTTGGAGCGTCTGAGGCGGCTTCCGACGATGATTCAGGCGCATTCGTCGCTTGATGCTTATGGCGCGGCTCCGGCTTGAGGAAGAGATGCATGAAAAGCCATGCAAGGAAGGCCGCAAACAGGACCGCCATAATACTCGCCACCAGATCATCCTGCTTCGTCACGAAGATGTCATAGACGCCATAGACGCTTGTCAGCGCGAAGAGTATTGACGCAATGAGATAAATCAGCTTCTTCATTTTTCCCCTTCTTTCTCCTTGCTTCAAGCTACCGCAGATGGGGATTGGACGTGCCGATTCTTTCATTTTCAGCGCATTGTCGCTGTATGAAAGAATGAAAATAATGTTACATATGTATATATGCATATTTCATGTTTGCAAGTTAGTATTTTCCGCTTGCAAGGTTAATATGCGCCCTTGTTTACAACACGCCATACACACACGTTTGCAAGTTAGTATATAATGTGTTTCAGAACAAAAAACCTCCGCAGTGTTAACGGCACCGCGGAGGTAAAACATGAAGCCTCACTCAAAGACTTCCAAAACCATTGTAACGCATGGCTTGGAGGTCGGAAATGGACCGTGAAATGGGATACCGCAACATGCTGGCAGTCGAAGAACTCGCAAGCCAAGGGAAACTCACCGTCACCCACAAGGGCGCACGCAGCTTCGACTTCGCGCAATACGCCCTGCTCAGCCGCATGGCATGGCTCACCGCTGACTGGCCGCTGGACAAGGCAGCAAAGGAGAAGCACATGATGCCGCGCACCTACGCTTCCGGCTGGCTCAAAATCGCCATCGATTGGGGCATGACGCTCCCACAGTCAATGGATGAGCTCGTGGCGATCGGCAATGAACCGCGCAATCCGAAGCGCGAGCAGCTGGCCTACAACCGCATCGGCAAAATCGCCAAGAAGCTCGAAGCCGCAGGACTCATCAAATGCCTTCGCAAGGGCAACGTGCAGCGCAAGAACAATGCCGTCTGGCTTCTGACCATCGGCACTCCAGAGGAAAACGCTGAGGTCGAAGCATACGTGCGACAGCACATGTACCTTTGATTCCGTGCCCACATTTTGCCCACGTTTTATAGAGAAATGACGTGATTTGCAGTGAATTAGAGTGAAATAGGAAAGCTTGAAAACCGTTGGAAAATAAAGGAAAACCGCCATTTCTGGCGGTTTCCAAAAGTGCCTCCAGCGGGACTCGAACCCACCGGCAAAAAGCCTCAGACACCAACCGTTTCAACGGTTCCATCGACACCTTGCGTCACGTTTGCCCACATTTTGCCCACATTCCGCGAAAAAAGCAAACCACCCATCCTCTCCGACAACTCGTCCAGATCATCATCGAAGAGATCGGCGTAAACATCCAATGTCATGGCGGCCGACTTGTGCCCCAGCTGCCTTTGCACGGTCTTGACGTTAGCGCCTGACTGCACCATGAGCGAAGCGGCCGTATGGCGCAGATCATGGATCGTCATGTGGCCACGGTCCACGCCAGCGCGACGAAGAGCCACCGCGAACCATCCATCGCTTCGCGTCGGATTCCAGCCATTCCCCATCGGCTCGTCCAAAGGCTCACCGGGAGCGGTGAAAAGGAAATCGGACGGTCTGCGCCCCTCGCATTGCCTGGCGAGCAGTGGACGCAACACCAGTGGGAACATCACCGAACGTCCATCATGGGTCTTCGGGTCCGTCTCCACCAGCCTGCTGGAAAGGCGCGTGATGCTCCTATATATATGCAGCCTGCACCGTTGCAGCTCGACGTCCTCGACACGGAGCGCCACGAGTTCGCCCCACCTCATGCCGCACAGGCCCAAGGTCAGCACGATCGGCTCACGCCACCCGCACTGCATCGCCACACGAGACAATTCGTCGGCCGACAGATAGACATGCTTCCGCACCTGCTTGCGCGGCAGCTCGATGCCGTCGCATGGATTGTCGTGGATGCAGCGATCGGCCTTTGCCCTCTCCATGAGGCTGCGGAGCAGATTCTCGGCGCGAATCGTCACGGACGCACTGCGTCGTCCTGCCAGATCGGTGACCCACCTTTGCACTTCGTCGCGTGTGATTGACTGCATCTCCCTCATGCCCCATTGTGGCTCCACATGCACACGCCAAGCGTCTTCCAGCGACTTGATGTAGCTTGGCTTCGCCTTGGTCTTCTTGGCGGCCAGCCACGGCTCCCAGAAGTCCTCCACGAGTCTTCTTCCGGCCTGTGGGTCGATGTAAGCTCCGACGCTTTTCGCTGTGGTCACATTGGCCGCACCCCAGGCGTCGGCGTCCATCTTGCGCTTGAAGCCGCGTTTGCCGGTGTCCGTGCCGTCCGGCTTACGGTATCTGACTTCGTATCTTTTTCCGCTTTTCGTCTGGTATTGGCGGATCGTGTAGGCCATGCTTGCCCCTTCGTTTGCGTGGCATCAAGTCTATCAATCCGTTGATTTTTTTTCTCTGTTTTTTGCGTTTCGGCTTGCATTACTTTATTTACTGTGCTAATATAGTTTATATCAAGGAAAGGAGGTGAACATGACACCATCGGAGATAATCACCAGCATCTCGCTTCTCGTCGCGAGCCTCGCGGCCCTCATCAAAGCAGTGACCGGACTCATCAAAGAGATGAGACGGAAACCGAAGAAGAGGAAGTGAGCAAGGGTTCCGGCCAGACCTGGGGGCCGGAACCCCATCTCTCCGATTATGCCATGGAACATCATGAGAACGGAATCGATAGTCAGCGCGGTGTTCGCGCTCGGAACCGCCGCCAGCGCATGGTTCGGCTGGCCGTTCGCGCTCACCGCCGGATGCGCCATCGTCAGCGCCGCCTTCGCGCTCATCGCCGGAAGGAAGGACTGACATGACCATCGAATACCTGAGCGTCACCGACGTGTCCAAGCGCCTCGGCATCAGCACAGCCGCCGTCAGCGCCTACAAGCTCCCCCAACCGGACGCCCTAATAGGCCGCACGCGCGGCTGGCTGCCAGAGACCATCGACCAATGGAACGCCAGCCGCCCAGGACGCGGCGTCGGCGGAGGAAGACCACGCAAACACGCCGAATAACAAGAAAACGCCCCTCCCCCAGCAATGCTGAGAGAGGGGCAAATGTTAAAAAACGGGTGTAAAAAATTCCACGGACACTATAATTCCGCAAATTTTTCCACACCCGATGTTGAGTTTCCGGCGCGAGTTTGAGTCTCACACCCGAAAATTAATCACGGTTAAGTGTTGTGCCTGAACAGGTGCAACACTTATTTTTCGCCGGAATCGTCCGGCTTGGCCGCCGTGAGCTGGCTCACGCCGATCAACGCGCCGACGAACAAGCCGACCGCGTTGATGGTTGTGACGATCTCACCGCAGTGCGGCAATCCCCACTGCGGGCCGACCGCGCCGACCAGCCACGCGACCGCAGGCAAAGCAATCAACGCGACCCATTTCAACGCCTTGTACGCTTTGTCCGGCAGGAGGTACTTGTTTTCCTTGCCGGTTTCCTCTTCCGGCTTTTCGCCGTCATTCCCAGTCTCCTTGACTTCATCGACCATAATCAGTCTCCTTACCAGTAGAGGGTCTCACCCGGATAGATGATGTTCGGGTTGCCGGAACGGTACCCGTGGATGCTGTACATGTTGACCCCGTAATATGCGGCGATGCCGCCGAGGGTGTCGCCGGAACGAACCACGTACCGTCCACCGGTGGCGACCGTGGCCGTACTGGCCGCGCCGGTACGACGGCAGACGGTCTCGCCAGCGTAGATGATGTTCGGATTACCCGAACGGTATCCCGTGTACTGGTTCCACGAACCGCCATTGCGGGCCGCGATGGAACTCAACGTGTCACCACTGCGTACCGTCACGCATACGCTGCCGCAATTCGCGGCGGCGGGCGCGCCGCCAGAGCCGCCGAGACGCTGGTTAACTATCGCCATCACCGTGTCATAGGCACCGCCAAGAGCCTGACGACGCTCATTGCCGTTGCCGTACACGCCGCGAATGACCTTCGTGGCCATGTCATTGTAGTCCGGCGTGGCAGTGACCTGCGGCCTGACCGGATCATGTCTCACCTCGGCATTCGTCTTGCCGCGATCGCCGTTCGCGATCTTCTGCCAAGCGTCACGCTCACCGAAGAACAGGTTCAAATCCAACGGGCCGACACCGTTCAGATAGCCGGTGGACGCATACTGCACCATGCCCTCGCCCTTGCTGCCGGCGTTCCACGGAGTGGACTGCCAGCCGGTCGCGTTCATCGACGCATACTGAGCCTTCCACAGCATGCAATGGGCGCGAACGTCGGACGGAATCTGATACACGGCGGAATCCTGCACGTACACGATGGGCCAGACCTTGGTACGCGAATACACCTGGTTGACCCACTGGCGCACCCAGTCGCCGTTGCCCCAAGCTGCGTTGCCGTTGGACTCCCAGTCCAACGCGAGCACGCATTGGCCCACATAGCCGTTGAACTGGTTGAGATAATGGTTGACCTCGGCGGTGACGTTGCCGCCGTCCGCGTAATGGTAGCCGCCGCAAGCCTTGCCGGTTTGACGTGCCCAATCGGTCTGGCTGTGCCAAGACGGGTTCGTGTAGCCGGAACCTTCGGTGATCTTCACGATGGCCGCGTCGGCGTCCACCACGCGCGTCACGTCAGCACTCTGCCAACCTGATACGTCGATGACGTTCATGTTCGCGCTGGCGACCGGCGCGACGGCGACGCACAGCACCGCAGCCAACGCGGTCAACGGCTTGCCGATATGCCGATGCAGACGCTTGTGCTTCGGCTTGCCTTTGTTGTTGAGGATGCCCACATCCTCTCCTTCCCGCCCCTCACGGAGCAATAGAAAAGGCCACCTCCGAAGAGATGGCCTTGCGGTTGTGAAAATCGATGTCAGCGCATGTGCGCGCCGTGGTTGAAAATGAGAATGAGTGCGAGGAGCAATAGGTAGGCTCCGCCCGCGATGAGCAGTCGTGTCATTGCCGGTCCTCCAAGTATTTTTCGGCTGCTGAGATGATCCAGCATTGCGCGTCGAGTTTTTCGAGCTTAGCCAGCTCGTATCGGACGGCCTCGGAATGGTCGTGTGACTGGTCGCCGTAGATCAGGCTGATGATCGTGTTTTTGATGGTGTCACGGCACAACTCGTCCATGCGCTCGTCGAATTTTTCGGTACGTTCTCCGAGCATTCGTGTTTTGGCGAAATGCTGGGAGAGCGGCGAATTGTATGGCAGTCTTTCGGGATTGACGTGGCTGTACAGGCCGGTCGCCAATCCTTCCAAAGCGCCCGGCCAGACTTTCAGGCCGAGCGTGATGAGCGCGCACGCGCCGCCCACACCGCCAAACCCTGCTAGAAACGTTTGAATCACATCACATCTCCTTAAAATTGGTTAGTCTTTTGGCATAGTGCCGCCATCGAAATAAACAAGCCCGTATTTTGATGTCAGCTGACTGTATTCCGCTTGTGAGGTGACAATAACGTGGCTGACTTTCCAGACGGCATCACCGGTGGTGATGACCGTGATTTGAGGGAAAATATTTTGTCCAGGATAAGCTGTCAGACGTCCCGTCTTATCAAGCACGTGATCACTGTCCCATCCGAATCTGATCGTGCCAGTGCCGGACACAAGCTCGACTCTGGCGCTCACGACGTGCTCGGCCGGCGCATCATTAGTGACATTCCAGCCTGGGAAATCGTTACGGCCAGCACCATTGACGGTGCAAACGGCAAGCGGGCTGGACGCATAATTCGTGATGACACTCATGCCACCACCCCCAGTGCGAGGGTCAGGCTCGGGGCATCGTATCCCCGTCGAAATATTCGATGCTGTCGAGCAGGGTCTTGTTCGCCTGGTATTCGTCCCACGTGCAGATGAGCATGTTCGTCACTGTGACGGTCGGACTGCCTGACTTGACGTGATAACTCATTGATATCGGATGGGAATTGTTGATGATCATCTTGTAGCTGACACGTTGTCTTGCGTTGATGTCGCCATCCGCTCCGATTATCGAGATAGTGCCGCCTGTGACGTTCACCTCGACGCTGATCTGATATGTCGCCCCATTCACGCTCGGAAGGGTCGTGATATTCACCCACTTGTCGGCTTTCAGGGTGATGGTCGAGGATGGGCTCGTGCATAGGTTCGTGATCATCATCGGACATCACCCGCCCGACGAATCGCCTTAATCGCGTGGCATCGTTTCCCCCGATTATAAGCCCGGAAGCCCCCCCCCACGGCTTTATCGTAAGTGTCGGCCGATTCGATGAGGATTTCGCTCATCATGCCGATCAAGCCGACCTCCCTCCCCAATTGCATCCTGACGAGGAGACGCTGGTATCCTTCCGGAATCGTGATCTCGGAGTCCACCGTGAGGGTTTGCCCGTCGGCGACCGGCTTGTTCAGCAACTGCTTCCACGAGGAGTTGACGTTGCTGTAGACGATGAAATTGGCGGCGGCCTTCTGCGCGTATACCCTGGCGTGCACGTGATACGTGCCAGCCGGTGGGATGAGGCCGTCCGACAGTGAGAATTGTCCGAAATTATCGCCGGTCGCGGTGCTGGTGACTCTGAGCCAATTCTTATTGTCGGCGACCACAACAGCTTTTGCTACGCCATTGTTGATTTCCGCGGAGAGTTTTCCGGTGATGAGCGGGTCGGGGAACCAGTTAATCCTCTGCATGCGTATCCCCCTTCACGCTTTCGAGCACGTCGGCCGGAACCAATTTCATGGCCGCATTGAGCTGACTGGTCAGGATTGCGATCTGCTTCGTGAGAGTGCCGATTTGCACGGAAAGAGAGTCGATGACCTCGTTCGCGTCGGCTGGAATCTGAGTCAAAATAAGTCTCCTTTTAATGCGAAACCCCCACAATCCGTGTGGATTGCAGGGGTTGAAAAAAATGGTGAAAAGCGGGGTTAGTCGGCGGCGGTCATCGTGTATTTCAG